TAGTGATGCACCAGCTCCTACATTTTCTGCTCCAAACTTTAATAATCTAAGTGCTATTGGTTTCATAACACCACCAAAGAAATCTCCTATAGGTCTTAAGATAAGTGTAAATGCTGTTGACATAATCTTCATCATTGATTGTGCTATTGGTGATGATTCTATTGCTTTAGTGATAACTCCACCTGCAATTCCTAAACCTCCTATTCCAGCTACTCCTAAACCTTTAGCTGTTTTTCCTGACATACTCATTTTATCTCCAAATGCTTTTGTTTTTCCTAAAGTTTTTGTGAATGCATTTGCTAGTTTATTACCTTGTATTGATGCTCTTTTATTTCCTACGTCTTGTTGAGAAATTTTACCCTTATCTCTTAAATTTGCTACTGCACCACCACCTTCATATCCTCGTGCAAAGTCACCTTCTTTAGCAAGACCTGCCTGTAATGCAAATGCTTGTCCAGTTCCTGTTTGTCCTAATCCTTTCATTCCTAGTTGTCCTAATCCTTTTGCTGCACCTATACCACCTTTTACACCCATCATTCCCAAACCCATTGCTTTTACACCCATTGTACCACTAACCATTCTTTCTATGATAGAGTTCCAGTGTCGTGTTTCTTCTGCTCTAATTCTGTCTTTTACTCTTACTTCTCTTGCTAATTGTAAATCTCTTGTTTTTATAGCTTGTAGTTCTCTTCTTGCAATGTCATATCTTTCTCTATTAATGTCTTTTAAGTTATGTTCTCTTTCAAGTTCATCCTGTATATTTTTAGTTTTTAGTTTTTCTAGTCTTTCCATTCTATCGTAATCAATTTTTCCACCTGAGCCACCAGAACCACCTGAGCCACCCATACCAGTTTTCTTCATCTGTTCTATGAATTTCTTTAATATTTTTGTATGATCTTCTAAGCCTTTGGCTGTTTTCTTTTCAAATTTTATCTCAAAGATAATATTATCTTCATTTGCCATATATATGTAGATACTATATGGCTATTTAAAGTTTTTAGGTGGAGGAGGAGGTTTTAATGTGGTGTTCTTTAACTGATCTGCTATCTCTTTATGAATTATTAAGAGGTTTTTGAGGAATTTGACTGACTGGCTGTCTGTTGTTTCTTTTGTCCATCCGAAGTTACTTGCACAGAAGTAGTAGATTGTGGCTGTTGTTCGTTCTCCGTTGTTGAGCCCATGAATGTCACCATCCAATCCTCCAAGAACTTCGCTAAAGGGTAGTCTACCATCACTCCAGCGATGATCTGTTTAGCAACAGAGGCTTTCATGTTTCGAAGGGCTGCTGCTGAACCTACTTCAAAAGGAGCGTTACGAATAACCTTCAATAGGATAGTTTGCCTATAATTTGGTATATTCACTTTAGGTTTTGTTACATCTGATAAATCAACACAGTTATTGATTACAGACTCCAATTCCCCAAATGTTAAATCATCTTCATATTCAATAGTTGCTTTAGAACCTTCCCAATCTATTTCAAAACTTTTAATTGCCAATATCTATCACAATATAATCGGTCTTATAAATCTTTCTACTCTTCTGCTGATTGGTTATTCTTGCATTCTATGGTTACTGATTTTACTCTCCAAGCAATGTTTTCAAATACTGGTTCATTTGGTGCAATTCCTTCAATGTCTAAACTGTCTGGTGCTAAACCTGTACCTGTAATCTTTATCTGCTCATTTGCTGATTTTGAAAATAGTATCTCTAATTCTGGTGAGCCTCCTACTGTTTCTGAGAATGTTCCACTTGTGCCTTTTGATACTTGTTCTAATACATCTTCTAATATTGTTTTGTTTAAGTGTGATGCTTTGAATGATCCTGTAATATCTAATACTTGTCTGTATGAATCTACTGCTTGATTTGAGTTTAATCCATATAACAATGTTGTGTTTTGTGCAATGTTTAAGTTTAAGTCTTGTACTTGTGCTAATACGCTTCCACCATATTTTAATTGTGCATGGGCAAATGTAAATGCTCCATGATTTAATGTTGGCTCTGATGGTGCAGTTCCAAATGTTGTTGCTGGTGCATCTTCTTTACCATATGATGCTGATAATGAACAGTCTACTGTTGATCCTATAGATGTTGTAATACCTAATGATGATGCTACACATCCTTTTAATGTTCTTACAATATCTGTACCAGAACTATCTCCTGCGTTAAAACCTACTTCAACTTGAAATGATCTTGGTTGTTTATTAATACCGTTTGATGCGTGTGGATAAGTATGTGTATATGGGTTACTGCTTCCTGCTGTACTAGGTGCTCCGAAAAATGCTCCCAAAATCCAAGGGTTATTTAATGCAAAATCTAACGAAATTTCTCCTGCCTGTTGTCCGTATGCATAACTTTCATATGTTAATTGATTTAGTGCTGGTAAGTCAATTCTGTTGTGTGTTAAACTCCAAGAACTTAGTGCATCTCTTAAACCAAATTTCTTATCACATGTGGCTGAGCCAGCATATGTACCTTCATATCCATACTTAACATACGATTGTGCACCTGTGCGAACCATTCTGATATTTAAATAGCAACTTGGTATTTAAAGATTTAGGCAGGATTTAACTTCCTATATCTCACGCCTAATATATGTTTGAACATATTTCTGTATCCATCATTCTCTGATATGCTTGTCATAACTCTAAGATCTACAAAATCTGTTCTTCTTATATTATTCTTTATTATAGTTGCAACTTCTTTGACCATCTTATTATGATAATCGTGATTTTGGAATGTCCTAACTTCTATATTTAAATCTATTGTAGATAAGTGATCAGTACCAAATAATCCCCAATATTCTATAGATTCTTTCTTAGGATATATTAATATTAAATCCCTTCTTGCATCAACAAAACCTACTGCTTTCTGATCATAACTTTTTGTTAGTATAGGCATATACCCTAAAGACCAATTATCATTGATAGCCTCTATCATATCATCAAGTGCATCATATATTGCTATACCCATTCTATTTCATACTCCAGCTAAAATAAGTACCCAATCGTTCTCTTTCTAGTCTAAGTGCCTTTCTTTGTCGTTGTGCTCTAATTATTCTTACTGCGATTTTTTGTATTTCTTGTTTTGGATTTGGTGAATTATAAACCTCTTCACTTTCGACACTATTTTCTGATAACATTAATTTAATTTCAGCAACCCATTGTTCTATTTCTCCCATCTCAGAAACATCTATAGGATCTCTATCTTCATCTTCTCCATCTGGATCTGTAACCATTATCTCATCAACAAATGTCTCTACTGCATCATTAAGACTATCAAAATTTGCAAAATCTATAGTGTTTAACAAGAATTCAGTTCCTTTAATTGTAAAACTATCACCATTATTTTCAATTTCATAAGTCTGATTTGTTGTTGCTAATTTTTGATCAAACAATTCAACAGATGCTGTTGTCATATCAACTTTAAAGTCTTTTAACGCTCTGTTTAATTCTGGAAAGTTTTGTCCGAATTCAGATACTAATTCACTCATGGTATCACAAATACTTCTCTACGGTTAAGTACGCACTCTTCAACTGTTTCTTTCCACATCTTCATGGATTGATCAATGTTCACTTGATTACTTCCTATTGGTATTTGATCCATTCTTAAACTTGTTGTTAGTAAATCTATAGCAACTAATTTGATACATGCATCCTCAACGTCAATAGGAACTGTATCATCACCATATCTATATGTAACTCTTATTCTGTTTTTTCTCATTATACTGAATAAGAATCCTCTAAGATATAATCTTCCATATACTTCATCAAATTCATACCATGTTGTGTCTGCTAGTATATCATCATATGCAGAACTTGCTCCTTGCCAAACTTCTATCTTATCACCTTGTGAAGAGTTAAGTGGTTGACAATTTCTATGTTGTAACCAAATTGGAGTACCCCAGCCAAATGTATATAATAATGCTAAATCATGAATTTCTTTTGTAATGGTTTTTGTTCTTCCAAATGTGTGTCCTATACGTCTGTCTAACTCTTCTTCTTTCCTATTGATTATTTTCTCAACTTGAGTCTTATTAGGAGTGGTGGTAGCAGTGATAGGAATTCTGAGGAAATCAGATACATCTTCTACTGTGCAGTATGTAACAGTCATGATTTAAATAAAGAGGTTGAGTATTTAAATTTACTTAAATACGATGATATATTCGGCTGAACCTGTGACATCAGCATATATACCTGCTTCAAATCTTCTATGTAATTCATCGACATCATGAACATCTTCTCCAAATACTGTGATTTCTGCTGGTGCACCTGATGTTGTACCGTTTTTTAGTATACATTTTGCTCCACTAGAACCTTTCTTTGATACATGGACAGCTACTACTACTCCATGACCACCTTTTACAAGGGTATCAGCATTGACATTTACTACATTGTGGTTTAGTTCTACCATGATGATTAATTCATACGTTCATATATAAACTTTATGAAGAAAAAAAAGTCGGCTATTTTGGACTCTAGTAGCCTATGACTAGAAACTCGAATACTTTGTTAGCAATAGATGTACTATTTGCTACTTCTGCAAATACTGCACCTGCTGAACCACCAACGGAATAGAGTTTGATTTTCTGGTTTGCCTTGTCATATTCTACTTTGTATAGTGAGTCTGTAAATTCAGGAATCACTGAAACGAGTGTAGAAATTCTTCCCTCTTTGAGGTCGGCTGACACTCCATTTGTTGCATAAGCATCAGAGCCACCTGCTGTGACTTTGACCTTAAATATTCGCAGTTTTGAAACTAATGCTGCATTGAAAGATAGTGTCTTTCTAACATTAGCTGCTGTCCAATCGGATGTACTGACTGTTACTGCCATAGATTAGTCTATGAACCACCTATATATAAGTATTAAAAAATAAAAAAAGGGGGTTTTGTGGATTTGACTAAAGTTTAATATCTCTAATCTTACCCTGACTCTTGAAGTGTCTACAGACAGTTTCTCCCATTGTCCTGAATACACCTTTCTCAACAAATGCGTTGTTGACAAATGGATATGCTGGACTTCTGCGTGTTGCTTCATAGTATTCTGTTGGAATTGC